ATCCTCTGTCCATTGCGTCTGTTAAAGATGTTCTTAACATTTTACCAAATTCTTGTACTGCCCTTGGTGTTAATCTGCTACCATATGCTGTAAACAATTCTTCCCATACTTCTCTTACAGCTTGATAATTTTTTATTAATCCATCTACATCTTCACTTGTTGCACCAAACTCTTTTTTTAATTTATCTTTAAATTTTTTAATGGCTTCTTTACTTGGATCTTTAAATCGAATGTTTATTATTTCTTCATCAGTAAAAGTTTTTTGCGTAATTTCTTTTCCTGCTTTATTTGTTTTATATTTACCAGTTTTAGGATCTAATACTTTAGCCTCACTTGGTAATGCAGCTTTAGGATCTTTATTTTTAAATTGTCCAAAACCAGATCTAAAAGGTAAACCAGTTTCAGGATCTATTTTAGTAACTCTTCTTGTATCAAAAATATATTTTTTATCTCCTGTAGCTTCATCAATTGTTTCTTTTATATTTGGAGTTAAAAATTTATCACTAACTAAAAAATCATTTGTTTCTTTATCTAATTTTTTCCTAGTGATATCATCAGCTTTATCACCAAAAGTTTTTTTTGCATTCTTAACTATGTTGCCACCTATTTTATCTATTTGTAACATTGCGTTTTCTGCAACATTTTGATCTCTAGCAATTCTACCCTCCATAGTTTTTTCTATTTCAAAACCTTCTTGAGTTTTAGGTCCTCTTGCTCTTAAAGGTTTAGATATATACTGATCAATCCATTTATTAAATTTACCAGTGATAGCTTTTCCAGTTCCTGTTTGATTTCTTAATTTAGAAATAGTCTTACCAGCCACTCCTAGTAATCCAGTAAAGGCTGTTCCCTCTATACCAAACTTTAATCTATTTAATATTTCTGCTTCGGGTGTATCTTTTTCTCTGTCTAATCCTGTAGGGCCTCCTAATAAATCTCCAAAACTTCCCACCTCTTCTACATCATCTACAAATAAACCTTCTGCAATACCACCCAATCCTGCTCCCGCACCATATGCTAAACTTTTTTCTGTACCTGTAGCTGTTTTAGAGAAAGCCTCATCTACTAATTTACTTTCTGGTCTAGTTAATTTAGTTCCTTTTAATTTTTTTTGAATTGCTTTAGAAGTATCTCCACCTAAATCAAAATATTTATCACTACGTTTTGCAATCAATGCACCTTTAGCGAGTCCTGTTCCTACTTTAAAAGCAACACCACCAGGCACTCCAATGTTAACAATAAGTTCTGTAATTTTACCAGCTGTTGTTGCTTCAGCCATTTCATCAAAAGGATTTATCTTTGCAAAAAATTCTTCTACCTCTGCTGCTTTATCAGTGCCAGCACCAAGATCAATAAGTGTTGCACCTAATGAAACAAAACCTTCTGGTATTTTAAATAAACCAGAACCAATACCAGCTAATGCTGATACAAATGCATTAGGTCTGCTATTTTCATCTGCTGGTGAAGACTCTACTCCATTTGCAATATCTGCTAAAGTAGCCATTTGTACCTCCTTAACTTATTTCAAGTCCTGGTTGTCTCTCAATTTTATCGCCTTCTTTAAAGAATACTCTAACACCCTCGGAAGTTACTACAACTGTAAATCCATCTTTTAAAGTTGTTGTGTCTATTTGATCTAATTCTTTAGTAATTTTAGTTACAGGAGCTTGATACTTAAGTCTAATTGTATCTGCTATAACTGCAGGAGATGTCATTCTTTTATTTCCTTTGTAAACATCTTTAGCTACATATTTAGCAGCATTTATAAAAGACATATCAGAAACATTTTCAGCTGCTTTCTGTGCATCAATAGCATAATCAATTCCAAAAGCTTTTGCAGCTAATGTTTGATTTAATGCTTCCTTTGCTCTCTTACTTGCAATCTTATCTTTAATATCTAATGTAGCTGCAGCTTGTTCTATTTTTTCTAATCTACTTGGACCCGACGCTGCTTGTTTAGCCATAAACTCTGCAAGTCCTTCTTTGACACTACCTGTTCCTAAAAATGCAGCAGATGCACTAGCTAACATATCAGATAAATCTCTACGTCTAGCTTTATCACCACCTAACATTTTTATATAATCTTTAACTGTAAACTCTGTAGATTCCTCTGTGTTTCTACCAAGTTTATCTAAATCAGATTCATCTCCTGTTCCAACTCCTTCTAAACCCTCACCTTTTTTAATTTTTTTACTAGCAGCTCTTTCAGATACTATATCAGTTCCAGGCAAATCAGATTTTTTTGAAAGTCCCACATCTACTAAATCTGCTCCTTGTGGATCTTTATCTGTAATGTCTTCAATTCTTTTCTTTTCTATAGTTTCTTTTAATGAGAGATCTGTAGTATCTATAGGAATTCTATTTCCATCTTTATCTAATTTAAATTTAATGTCTCCAGATTCTGTAACCTCTGTTTCAAACTCTTCTTCTTTAGGTTTTAAATATTCTCTGTATGCTGATCCTTCTGATAAAGCTTCTGCAAAATCTTTAGGTGATTGTCCAAAGTTTAAAGATCCTCCAAATCTAACATCAGGAGTTTTCATACTTAAGAAAGGAGTTTTAAATTTTAAACCAAATATACCTGGAGCTTCACTTTTAATTTGAGCACCAGATTTATAATTTGGAACAGCACTGTATAAAGGAGCTACCAAATTACCTTGATTATAACCAACTCTACCACCATCTGCTAATCCAGATGTAATCCCCGTTCCACGACTATCGGCACGGCCACCTCTAAACATTGGTCGTCTTAATATTCTGCTCATTAGCCAAAGATTCCTAATTTAGAACCGATACTAGCAATACCTGTACCCACACCGAGAGCTGTGGCTAGTGGACTTGCTGGTGGTGCCGGCGGTGCATATCCGACTGTTTGTGTCGGGAATGCTCCTGGTTGAATTTGTGCAAGTTGTTGTCCAATCAATCCTACTTGTGTGAACGGTTGGAACTGTCTTTCTCTTTCAGCCGCTGCCGCTGCATCAAGAACTGCTTGTTCTTGTGCTTGACCTGCTTGACCTAGTTGAGTTTGGAATTGTCCTAAACCTTGTTGTGCTGCTAATTGATTAGCTGCCGCTGCTTGTGCTTGTTGAAATCCTTGTGCTAATAATTGTGCTTGTAAGTTTGATCTAGCTGTTGATGCACCTCTTGCTGCTTCTGCTGCAAGAACTCCTTCTCTACCACCACCATAAGCTCCTGCTTGTATAGCTTGATCACGTCTAGCTGTATCTGCAATAGCTTGTTGTCTGTCAAATTCTGATAATGTTTCATCTATAACTTCTCTTTGATACGGAGACATAAATGCTTGATAAGCATCTGCTCCTACTAATCCTGCTGTTCCTGCTGCTTTTGCTGTTTCAAAAGCTGCTTGTCTATCTGCAAATTGTTGAGCTGTTTCACCAGCTTGTTGAGGCATTAATGCACCTAAACCGCCAGCTTGTGTTCTTGCAAATTGTTGAAGTTGTGATTCGTCAGCAATACTTGGTGCAAACTTACTTGTATCTATTCCTGTAAAACCACCAGCAGGTATTGTACCTGGTTGTAGTTTTTTAATAGTCTCAAGAAAGGATGTAAGTGCACCCTCTATTATCGGTGCTGGTTTTGTTATTGTAGTTGTTTCAGCCATTATGCCCTTGCCTCTAATCTGTTCATTGTTTCATACATTCTCTTAGCACCTTTATTAATATCTCCACCACCTGCACCTCTAACTGCATCTGCAGTCATTACAAATTCATTCTTACTTAATCTTGCAGGTACATCGTCTGCTCTTTCTTTTTTACCTATTGGCACGAAACCACCTTTTCTTAAATCCATTTCTTTACCACCAAGATCCATCAGTCCACCATCTTTAGCCATCTTAGGCATCACCATTCCGAACTCTTTAAAGAAGTCAGATTCTATTTCTTTAATCTTATCATCATCACCTTTTTGAATAGCTTCTTCTCTTAATCTAAAAAAATCTCCTGCTCTATCAGCTCTCATATTTTCATCTACTGATATCACTGCTCCTTTGATTCCTTCAAAATCAGGATCCTTAGATTTATATTTTTCACCATAGTCTGTAATATCTTCTATATCAGGATTCATAATCATAAACTCTCTCATATTTTCAATTTTTTCCATAACTGCAGGATTGCCCATAATGCCTGGTTCACCACCATTAGATAATCCTACTCTACCACCGTCCGCGTACCCCGCTGCAGTAATCGTATCTACAATTTCATCTTCACTAAAGTATCCAGCGGCTTCCATAAACTGTCTAATAGCTAAAGCTCTGTCCGCATCATCTGCTAATCCTTCTGCTGCTGCAAGTGCTTCGTCTATAGCTGCTTGTTTTTCTAATCGTCTGCCCTCTGCTACTGCTAAATCAGTTGTACCTTGTGTAATAGGTATAGATAATGCTTTAGCTCCTGCTTTACTTAATATACCATCAGTTGCTAAACCTTCCGATAAACCAATTAATTTTTCTGAACCTGTAGCTAAACCTTCTAATCCGCTTTTTATAAATCCTGGTTCCATACCAGCTGCTTTGCCTTCAAGAAATTGTGCTGCGCTTGGTGTTCCTGTTCCGCTAGCATAAACTGGACTATCAAAACCTGCAACTGGTTTATCTACTCCTATTGCTTTACCTGGACTTCCAGGTGCTGTTAGTGCACCAATACCAGAAGCGAGTGCTACTGATAATGGACTAAAGTCTCCTTCACTTCCTTCTTGTGCTAATTGTGATCCTAGATTTAAACCACCAGATATTAAAGCTCTAGATAACATTGTATTACCACCAATACCCATAATACCTGGAGCCATAAACGGTGCGGCTGCAGCTAAGAATGGTAATGCTGGTTTGATTTCGTTTGGTACTATTTTATCTAGTACACGCGAAATAGGTCTAGTTATCTTTTTTAAAAATCCCATACGTTTCTTCTTATATTATTGATATCAAAGCAAGTCCGCAAAGCTTGTAAGTAGGCGAGTATATCACAATTTACAAGGTTTTTAAACATACGTCAATCGCTGATATTAAAACCAGCGCCTATCTTTATCTCTTCTACAGTCACATTTACGTCTCTTCTAATATGCTCAGATTTAGTCTCTGTGCTTGGATTTTGCACATCAGCCATTGCTTCTGCATCAGACATATATTCCTGACCTGTAACTGTGTTAGTTAATGTAACCTCTGTCTTAGGTGTAATTACTGGTACTCTTTGACCATTAATCGTTTCATACCTAACTGAGGCTTCTGTTTCTATAAACGGCATTATCTGTCCTCCCTGTTAATTTCTAGTATAGATGCAATAACATCTACATTACCACTTGTGGCTTGCACCTTTAATATCTCACTTTCTAACATAATCAAGGGCTCACTTAATACTTGTTCTTTTTGACCTGATGTTAGAGTCACATCATTATCTACTACAAAAGCTGTGCCTGATGCATTAGTTAATGTTACCTTAACCACTGCGGATCCAGCTGCATCTTCTGCAACTAAAAGCGATTTAACAATAGCTCTTGAGTTTGATGGCACTGTGTACAATGTTGTAACATCTGTAGTTGTTAAACTTACTTTATCGTTTTTATATATATTTGCCATTATCCTAATCCTAACCAAGTAAATCGTTCTTGGTCTTCTTTTAATTGTGTTAAATATGTAGAGTTTAATTGTTCAATAATTGTATTAAGTGCTCTATTAATTTGTCTTTGGTTATCTTCACTATATTCTTTTTTAGGTTCTGGTAATCTTACTACTACTTTTGTCATTATCCTCTTCTTCCATCAGGTTGTAGGTCTACTTGAAAGGTACCAAATCTCCACGACTCACCTACACCAGTATTTTCTATTTTTATATTTGCGTATCTTCCTCTAGCCCTAGTATCAACTTTAGTTGTACTAGAAGTAATTGTAAAAGGACTTAATGCTGTTTGTGTATCACTATCAGCAGGAAAATCTTTTACAGATAATGTAACTTGGTTATTACCAGTCAATACTTTAAAGTTAGGTAAAAATCTTCTCATAGCTAAAAATACTTCACTCTGATCTTTTTGCAAAGAAAAACTAAATGATTGTATAAAAGATGTTAAAGCGGTTACACTACCATCTGGATTAACTTGATCGGTCCCCGTTTCGTGCTCAAACAACACACTTTGTCCTAATCCTGTTTCACCAATAACTGATGGAAATGTTCCTGTGCCTGAACTGTTATATGCAGTAGCATATGG